CATTTTGCTGAAACCTGCGGTTGGAGACGCAGACCATTTCAGGGAAGGTACGTGCGGAAGTGTAAACAGGCCCGCGGAAAGCCTGACACAACCCGCAACATACCCCGCAAGGGGTATATCTGCCGCCCCGCGGTTGCAGGAGACGGGGGCGGCACAGAAGATTTGGACTGTAGAAGTAAATAGAGTATCCTGATTTGTCGGGAAAAATGTGCCAACGGCATTGGGATGCAGCGATACTGCGAAGGCGCTGAAAAAGCATGAGGGTGAAAAAATATGAGACTGGCCAAGCCCGGCGAAATGCCGGCTTTGAAAAAGAGCCAGGAGGATTAATCCTCCGGCTCCTTTGAGGCTTCTTCAATATACTTCAAGATAAATCGCTTAATCTCAGTGGTTGGCGTGGTTCCATTGGCTTTACATGCTGTTCTAAATGCTTCCAAAACATCCGGTTTGAGATCCAATGGAAAACGGACGTAGTTTTTGCGATTATACTTCTGCTGCGCCTTGTATTTACTTTCTGATATGGCGTATCACCTCCCATACATCCAGAAAAAAGACAATACCAGTTAGTGCAGCGGAGACATAAAATAGCCAACTCGTTCCGTTTCCAACTGCATAAACACAATTTGCAAAAAACAGAAGATAAATCACGGAATTTGACAACTTTATCTTGCTCATAAACAATGCGATGGGGTATAATAGTAGGGGTTGGGGAGGTTTTCCCTCCCCAGTCCCTTAGCCCTTGAGTATTGTGTAGACTACTAAGACAATGTTAGCGATGCCGGCAAGTATCTCAACAACTGTCTTGAAAATGTCTATCTTACTTTGGGGCTTTTTCTTTTTGGGTTTCCCCATCTGTTTCCCTCCTTTCTATGACTTAATTATAATACACGTACGTGTATATGTCAAGGGTTTATGAGAAAAAAGAGGAGAATCCCGCTTATTTTTTTCTTCTATGGAGAACTGCAATTGCAGGAGACAGGAGCAGGCAAAAAACACCGCCCTATGCGGGGCGGTGTTCTGAAGATTTAGTTTCGCTGCTGATAGATTGTCGTGAGGGCATCGGTGAGAACCTGCGAAAAGTTGATATGATGCTTTTCTGCAAATGTGTTGAGCCAAGCGGGGATCGTCAGATTTTTTCGTACAGATTTGCTCCCGTACTTTTCCGCATAGGCATCCATATCCAGAGTAAGCAGACTGACGAATCCACCGGCGTCCGGTGTGACGGTGCCCATGACGCTGGCAGGGGGAACCGGGTTCCCTTCTTCCAGTTCATCCAGCACCCAACCGCTGGCAGCGTCTTCCGCCATGAGAATGGCATCGGCCAATGTGGGGCCACCGGATACACAGCCCGGAAGATCGGGGACCTCTACCGTGTAGTTTCCTGTTTCCGGGTCTTGGTAGAAGCAAGCGGGATAGACCAATTTCATCATAAGAATAAGAACTCCTTTCCGGCGGGGCTTATTTCAGCCCCGCCTGCTTGAGGATTTTTTTCAGTAAGGTTGCGTCAATGGTGTCGCCGGCATGCTGGGGGATGGTAACCTTTCCAGGTTTTGTGGGGTGGACAAAGTGCTTGTGGCTTCCCTTTGTGGTTTTGTAGACCCAGCCGTCCGCTGCGATCATTTTTTCAACGTCTCGCGGTCTCATGTCCTGTCCTCCTTACAAATATATTATACGCATTATGCGCATAAAAGTCAAGTGTTTTTTGATGAAACTGGAGGAAAAATATTGTGTTTTCTTACAGCACGCACAAGTGGAAATATTTGGCCGCAGGAATCCTGCGCCGGGATGGATACCGGTGTCAGGTGTCCAAGCGATATGGAAAGCAGGTCCCGGCAGAGGTGGTTCATCACATTTATCCAGTGGATGAGTACCCGGAATACGCATATTGCCCGTGGAACCTGATTGCATTGAGCAGAGCCGAGCACAACGCGCTGCATGACAGAACAACCGGGGCGCTGACAGAGAAAGGGATGGCGCTCATGCGGAGAACCCGGATTCCCGGGGAACGGCGGGGAATTATTTGATCCCCCCCACCTCTCTCCGCGCTCTGTCATGGGACCGTCGGTGCCCTTGTGCGGCTTTTCCCATTCTGCGTGAAATTCCATCTTTAAGGGGTATAAAATGACCAAAACAAAGTGGAAAAATCGAATTATCAAACAATTAACGGCAATGGGGACCGATATTGACACCTATGAGGCGGTGATTGAGGCCCTGGCCGCCATCCTGGCGCAGCGGGACTGCACCAGGGAGGAGTTTGAACTGGACGGGGCCCGTTCGGTGATTGCGCATACCAACCAGGGCGGGTCCACCAACACGGTCAAGAACCCCTTGCTTGTGCTGTGGGATGATCTGAACAAGTCCGCCCTCGCGTACTGGCGGGAACTTGGCATGACCCCCAGCAGCTACCGGAAAATGACCGGAGACGTCATGCAAAAGGAGAAGCGGCCCAGTTTGGCCGCTGTGCTTGCCAGCATTGAATAGGACCAAGGCGAAAAACTGGCCGGAGGTCCTGGAGTACGCGCAGTCCATCCGGGATGGCCGAAAGATCGCCTGTGACGAACTGAAACAGGCGGTGGAACGGTTCTTCCACGACTTGGACAACCCGGACTACTGGATGGACCACAAGGCCCCGGAATTCTGCATTGGGGTCATCGAAAAGACCCTGTGCCACCAGCAGGGGGAACGCCTGGATGGAACGCCGCTGCGGGGGAAGCCTTTCCTCTTGGAGCCCTTCCACAAATTCATCATTTATAATCTGGTGGGATTTAAGCTCGCCGGGACCGAGCTGGTCAGATTCCATGAAGCCCTGATATACATCCCCCGGAAGAATATTAAAACTTCCTTCGCGGCTTCCCTGGCCTGGGCCCTGTCTCTGCTATATCGCCGCTCGGGCTCCAAAATGTACATTGCTTCGGCGGCCCTCATGCAGTCCATGGAATCCTATAACTTCCTGGCATACAACGTGCGCAGGATGGGAGAGGATGCCAAGGACGGTGGGTCGGTGCGGATCATCGACAACCACAACGAGCACAGCTTGTCGGCGGACCTGGGAGATGGCTCTCTTTATATCCGGGCCCTGGCCGCCAACCCAGACAGCCAGGATTCCCTGAACGCGAACATCGCCATCTGCGATGAGATTCACGCCTTTAAGCAGCCTAAGCAGTACAACCTTTTCAAGGAGGCCATGAAAGCCTATACCAATAAATTGCTGATCGGCATCTCCACCGCCGGGGACAATGAGCAAGCGTTTTTGGGACAGCGGCTGAAATACTGCCGGAAGGTGCTGGACGGGACGGTTACGGACGAGCAGTATTTTATTTTCATGTGCTGCGCCCCGGAAGGGGTGAAGGACGGGTCGGTAGACTTTACGGACCCGAACATCCACGAGATGGCCAACCCGGCCTATGGGGTGAGCATCCGCCCGGAGGAAATCCTGAACGACAGCCTCCAGGCACAGAATGACCCCCAGCAGCGCAAGGACTTTTTTGCCAAGAGCCTGAACGTCTACACCAACGCCATGGCGGCCTATTTCGACATTGAGGAGTTCCGCCGCAGCGACCAGGGGTATGACTGGACCCTGGACCAACTGGCCAAGCTGCCCATAGACTGGTACGGGGGCGCGGACCTGTCCAAGCTCCACGATCTAACGGCGGCGGCCCTGTTTGGCCGCTACAAGGGGACGGATATTATCATCACCCACGCCTTTTTCCCGGTGGTGGCGGCCCACCTCAAGGCGGATCAAGACAATATTCCCCTGTTCGGCTGGGCGGAAGACGGGTGGTTGACGCTATGCAACTCGCCGACTGTAAACCACTCTGACGTGGTTGCTTGGTTTGAGAACATGAGAAAGCGTGGTTTCAAAATCCGGCAGGTGGGCCATGATCGGAAGTTCTGTCGGGAGTATTTCCTGGGGATGAAAGCGGCGGGATTCCAGGTCATCGACCAGCCCCAATACTACTATCGGAAGTCAGAGGGGTTTCGTTACATTGAGCAAAGCGCCAAGAACGGCGCACTGTGCTACCTGCACAGCGAAGCCTTTGAATACTGTGTGGAAAATGTCTCCGCGGTGGAGAAAACAGACGATATGATTCAGTATGACAAGGTGCAGCCGGAACACCGGATCGACCTGTTTGACGCCGCCGTGTTTGCCTGTATACGGTACTTAGAGAACATGGAGAAGCAGAAACGAGGCCGGGACTGGTGGGGAGCGGCCGAGCAGAAAGGGTGACCCAATGAGCAAGAGAGGACGACAGAGAGCAAGGGCAGAGCCCGCCAAACCCCGCGGCAGCGCCGCATGGCTGTGTGATGCGGCAATGTTTGACACCCTGGCTTGCAGAGGGTATGTCAGTCTGGCGCACAATCCGGAGATCGCCGCCGGTGTGGACACCATTGCCCGGCTGGTTGGTTCGATGACCATTCACCTCATGCGCAACACGGAGGACGGGGACATCCGGGTTCGGGATGAACTGGCCCGGAAGATCGACATAACCCCGAATCGGTATACGACACGGGCGGGGTTTGTCCACTGGATCGTCCGCACCCTGTATCTGGAGGGCAATGGGAACGCCGTGGTCTACCCGGACACTCGGGCCGGTATCATCCGGGACCTGAACCCGATCCCGCCCGCTTTGGCCTCATTCATCCCTGATGGGTGGGGCTACAAGGTTGTTATATCGGGCCGGGCGTACAAGCCGGATAAGGTCCTGCACTTCGCGCTAAACCCGGACAGCCTCTACCCGTGGCGCGGGACAGGGTACCGCGTGTCCCTGGCCGCCGTGGCGGATAATCTGAAACAGGCGTCCGCAACGCAAAAAGGATTCCTGGAGAGCAAGTGGAAACCATCGTTGATCGTCAAGGTAGACGGCATGATTGAGGAGTTTTCCAGCCCAGAGGGACGGAGAAAGCTGTTGGAATCCTACGCCATGAGCGGAGAGGCCGGGGAGCCCTGGCTGATCCCCGCCGAGCAATTCTCCGTGGAACAGGTGAAGCCCCTGACCCTGTCGGACCTGGCCTTGGACGCCATGGTAACCCTGGACAAGCGGACGGTCGCCGCTGTTTTGGGCATTCCGCCCTTTGTGTTGGGGGTGGGAGACTTTAACCGGGACGCCTGGAACAATTTCGTAAATACGACCATCATGCCCCTGGCCCGGCTGATCGAGCAGGAGCTGACCAAAAAGCTGTTGGAGGCCCCGGATTTGTTCTTTCGGTTTAATAGTTGGAGCTTGTACAGCTATTCCGTGACAGAACTTGTTTCCGCTGGATCGGAGATGGTGGACCGGATGGCCCTGCGCCGGAATGAGTGGCGCGGCTGGCTGAACCTTCCCCCGGACCCGGAAATGGCGGAACTGTTGGCTCTGGAAAACTATTTGCCTGCGGATCGTTTGGGGGATCAGGGGAAGTTGGTACAAGGAGGTGAGCAGAGTGGAGCATAGATACCTTCCCATGGAGAACATGACCACCCGGGAAGAGGGGGATGAGCTCTATCTTGAGGGATACTTCGCCGTATTTAACGGGGTGTATGAGCTGTGGCCCGGCGCCACGGAGAGCATTGCGCCGGGGGCATTCGACGACAGTGTGGGGGATGACGTCCGCGCGCTGTTCAACCACAATACGGACCTGGTTCTGGGTCGGACCTCCGCCGGTACGTTGGAGCTGCGGCAGGATGCCCACGGCCTGTGGGGCCGGGTGAAGATCAACCGGGAGGACACGGACGCCATGAACGCCTACCGGCGGATTGCCCGGGGCGATATCACAGGCTGTTCCTTTGGCTTTGACGTGGCCGCCCAGGAGACGGACTACCGGGACGACGGGACGGTGCATTGGACCCTGACCCGTATTTCCCCGCTGTATGAAGTTTCCCCCTGTACCTTCCCCGCCTACCAGGATACCACGGTATCCGCCCGGAAGCGGGACCTGGACGAGATCAAGCGGAAGCGGGCCGAGGTGTGGAAGCACCAGGCGTTGGAGCGATTGCATGGTACTCAGTGAGACAGCAAGAAAAGCCATAGAAACCATCCTAACCAAGGGGGAACGGGTGGAACTCGTTCCCGTCAAGGACGGCGTAAAAATCTATGAGGTCAAACGCCGGGAGGCTGCGATGGATACGAATTAAAAACAACTTTGGAAAGCCGGATAAGGAAACCGGGAGACCTCCCGCCTCCTCCTGATTGGAGCCGTATAACGAAACAGCGATTCCCGCCTCTAAGCGTTGTAGGCGGAAGAGCCGAGCGTGGCTGACTACCTGTGTGGTAGTTGGTCACGCTTTTATTTTTTACCCGAAAGGAGACAACCAGATGCTGAAAGTTTTGATGCTCAAGCGCTCTCTGGACGCCAAACGTGCTGAACTGGCGGACCTGGAGCGCAAGGACGAGAGTTTTCAGACCCGGGAAGCCGAGCTGGAAACCGCCATCAACGAAGTAGAACCCGGCAACGCCCAGCAGGAAGCCGCCGTTAACGCCGAGATCGAGGCATTTGAGGCGGACAAGTCCGCCCACGACACCGCCAAGGAATCCCTGCGCGGTGACATTGCATCCCTGGAGGCCGAGCTGGAGGAGCTGGAGCGGAATGCTCCCAAGCCCCCCGCCGAAGAAACAAAATCCAAAACCATTGAAAAGAGAGGTGTAGCTACCATGCCTACCATCAACATCCGGTCGCTGCCCATGAGCCAGCGGGCCTTTGACGCCCTGCCCATGGAGCGCAGAGACGCCATGCTTTCCTCCTCCGAGGTGACGGACTTCCTGGGGCAGCTTCGCGCCATGAAGGGGCAGAGCCGCAGCATCACCGGTGCGGAACTGACCATCCCCATCGTTTTCCTGGAGCTGATTGCCGAGAACATGTACCGCTATTCCAAGCTCCTGAACCGGGTGCGCGTCCGCAATGTGACCGGCGAGGCCCGGCAGACCATCGCGGGCACCGTCCCCGAGGCCGTGTGGACGGAGATGTGCGGCGCGATCAACGAGCTGTCCTTCTCCTTCCACCAGATTACCGTGGATGGCTATAAGGTGGCTGGCTTTGTCCCCGTCTGCAACGCCCTGCTGGAGGACAACGACATCAACCTGGCCTCCTGGATCGTGGAAATGCTGTCTGAGGCCATCGGCCTGGCCATGGACAAGGCCATTCTGTACGGCAAGGGCAGCGCGTCCAAGATGCCCCTGGGCATTGTCACCCGACTGGCGCAGCAGAGCAAGCCCGGGGACTACCCCGCAAACGCTCCCGCTTGGGAGGACCTGCACACCTCCAACGTGATCAAGATCACCGATGCCGCCGCGACCGGGGCTGCGTTCTGGGCTGCGCTGATGGAGGCCACGGGTGCCACCTACACCCGCTACAATCGCGGCAATCTGTTCTGGGCCATGAACAGCAAGACCTATTCCAAGCTCAAGTCCAAGCTCATCACCTTTACGGCCACCGGTGACATCGTTGCCAACCTGTTTGGTACGCTTCCGGTCGTGAACGGGGACATTGATATTCTTGAGTTTATTCCTGACGGAGATATCATCGGTGGCTACGGCGACCTGTATCTGCTGTCTCAGCGTTCCGGCATGACCATCGACAGCTCCACCGAGGTGCAGTTTATCCAGGACAACACTGTCTTCCGCGCGAAGCAGAGAGCGGATGGTCAGCCCATTATCCCCAAGGCCTTTGTGGCCATCAACATTGAGAACAAGGCCGTGACCACCGCCATGGACTTCGCAGCAGACACCGCCAACGATGCCCAGCTGACCGCACTGAGCGTGGAAGGCGTGACGCTCAGCCCTGCCTTTGCCGCCGACCAGTACACCTACACCGGCGGTACCGCAGCAAAGAACGCGGGGAAAATTGAGGCCACTTCCTCCCAGCCTGACGCCCAGATTGCCATTGCGGTCAACGGTGAGAACCTGAGAAACGGCGGCACGGGGAAATTCACGGCAAGTGCCTCCAACACCGTGACCGCCACGGTCACCCAGGGCAACGCTGTCCGGGTGTACACGGTGACCTTCACCGGCGCGGCGGGGGATTAACCCATGGAGGTCTCCACTGTTCTGTCCTTGCTCCAGGTGGATTTGGGCGAGCTGTACCCCTCTGAGCAGCGGCTGGCCTATCTCACCCAGGTGATCCGCGCCGCCCAGTCCTTCATGGAAAGGGAGGGCATCTCCCTCAATGACAGCGTGGAGGACTTGCAGTTGGTGGAACTGTACGCCGCCTATCTGGTGCGCAAGCGGGCCACCCAAGAGGCCATGCCACGGATGCTGCGGTGGGCCCTCAACAACCGGCTTTTTCACCAAAAAACGCAGTCTGGGGGTGGTCCGGGTGTATGACAGCGGCACGCTGATTCTCCAGCGCGGGGTCAATACGGCCCCGCCTGGGGAAGCGCCGGTGATGGAGCTGTCCACGGTGTGGGAGAGCTATTACGAGGCCCGCACAGTTGGCGTGCAGAGATACTATACCGCCATGGAGCACGCCGCCCAGGCGGACGCGGTGGTCCGTGTGCCCCGTTACTACGGCATAGCCCCCGACACCGACAGGATCACCCTGTCCCCTGTGGATCACAAGGATGCCGGGGTGTATAAGGTCCTCCAGGTGCAGCACGTCATGGACAGCGACGGACTATCTGCCACAGACATCACGTTGGAAAGGACGGGAGCGTTGGATGGAAGCACTTAAACAGGCCCTGCTTGCCCTCACGCACAACGTGTACAACTTCACGGCTGGTCCTCGTGTGGCAGGTAGACGGGGGGAACGACCTCAGCGCGGGGAACGGCCACGCGGAGACCGCCGCCGTGGTGATTGTGGACCTGTTCACGCGACAGGCCGCAGACCCGCTTACGCAGTCTATCCCGCAGGCATTAGAGGGCATCGGCGCGAGTTGGTACCTCAACTCCACGCAGTACGAGACAGAGACGGGCCTATACCATTACGAATGGTACGTGGAGGTGGTGTGAGTGCCCAAGATACAGCTTAAGGGTCTGGATGATACCGTGTTTGTCCTCAACCGGCTGACCGACAAGTCAGAGGGGGTTATAAAGCGCGCGATCTACGACGGCGCGGGGATATTGGCTGACGCGGTCCGCGCCAACATCGACACGATCAAGCCCGGCGGCCCCAGCGACTGGGAGCGCCGCAGACGAGAGACGCAAAAGGCGGGCCTCCGGGCCGGGCTTACCACCTTCAAGATTGAGGAAGCAGGCGGAACGATTGCGGGCGGCGTGGGCTTTGATGGCTACAACGAACTGGGGCAAGCCAACCGGATGATTGCCCGGGTGTTCAACAGCGGCACGTCATTTTCCAGCAGGCAGCCGTTCTTCGAGCGGGCGATCCGAAGCGCACGGTACGCAGCGAGACAGAAAGTGCTCTCAGAGATAGAAGACGAGATTGATAAACTGACGAAAGGATGATCAAGTATGGCAACGATTGGTTTGAGTAAACCCTATTATGCCCTGTATCAGGAGAGCGGCGGCACCGTGACCTACTCCGGGGGCGGTCTCATCGGCAAGGCCACAGAGATGTCCCTGGAGCTGGAGGGGGCGGACGCCAATATCCTCTACGCCGACAACGGCCCCGCCGAGAGTGACAACCAGTTCGCCGGGGGCACCCTGACCATCTCCACGGATGACCTGCTGCCCGAGCCCATGCTGGCGATTCTGGGCCTGGTGGAGGAGGAGATGACCTTGGAGGCGGCCTCTACCGCCACCCCCAAATGGATTGTCTACAACGATGACCAGGCCATCCCCTACGTGGGGTTTGGCGGCATCATCAAGGCCAAGCAGTCCGGGGTGACCAAGTGGATTGCCGTGGTGCTGACCAAGATTCAGTTTGCCAACCCCGGGATCAACGCGGTGACCCAGGGAGAGACCATCGAATGGCAGACCAAGGAACTCACCGCCACCGTCATGCGGGATGACAGCACGAAGCACAAGTGGCAGATGCAGTCCACCCCCATGGACACCGAGGCGGACGCGGAGGCAGCGATTAAAAAGGCGCTGAACATCACAAACCCTAAGCCGGCCCTGGGCGCACTGACGGTTTCCAGCGCCGCAGGGTCTGTTGCAGGCAAGACAAAGCTGACTGTGACCCCTCCGGTCACAGGTGGAAACCACTATGGATATAAAACCGGCGCAACCGTCACACTGCCTGCCGCATACGGGGAGGATGTCTCCAGCGGCTGGACCAGTTGGAACGGCACGGACGAGATCACCGCCGCCACCGGGCAGGAGATCGGCGTGGTAGAGGCCAATGCCGAAAACCAGGCGGTGGCAGCCGGAAAGGGCACCGTGGCCGCAAAGGAGGGCGAGTAAATGCGGACCGGAAAGATTACCATCGGCGGAAAAGACTATATCACCTGTCTGTCCACCCGCGTCCTGGTGGCCCTGGAAGAGCGGGGCGGGGACGCCGACCAGGAGCTTGCCCGCATCATGCAGGGCCGGAAGCTGGGAGACCTTTTTTGGCTCCTGGCCCAGATGATCGACGCAGGCGACCGCTATGCCAAACTGGAGGGGCTGGACAATCCCGGCTCGCTCAGCTTGGATGCGATTATGGACTGCATGGGGCCGGACGACTATGAGGCCATGACCGGGGCCATGGCGGAGACCGTCAAGGCGGGGACCACGTCCACGGTGGAGGCCAAGCCCGGCAAGGGCAGCCGAAAAAACGCCGAGGCCAGACCGGCGGAAGGGTAACGCCGGCCTGGTATCTATGGTACGGCCTCCAGGTGGGGCTCACCCGCCTGGAGGCCCTTGACCTCCCCTTGTCCGTGCTGCTTGACTTGATCGCGGTCCACCAGATCAAGACCGAGGGGGCGGAACACAAACCCACAAAAGAAGACGAAGCACAGGCGTTCATGCGTCTGCTGACATTCCGATGATGGAGGTGAATTGATGGCAACGGACGTATCAATCCGGTTGGGCGTCACCGGCGAGCGCGATCTTACCGCGGCGCTGAAAGGCGTGGAGAGCCGGATTAAAAATCTAAACGCCGAGATGAAAGCCGCCGTTTCATCCATGGCGGGCATGGAAAGCCAGCACCGCCAAGAAGACAGACATTCTCGGCCGCTCTGTGGAGGCGGCGAAGGAGAAAATCGGCATCCTGTCCCAGCAGTACGACAAGGCCAAGGCAAAACTGGACCAGCTGGGAAATGAGCTGGACCAGGCCAAGGCCGCCTTTGGAGAGAACTCTGCCGAGGCCCTGAAGGCCGAGGCGGCGTTCAACCGCCAGGCCTCCACCGTCAACCACTTGGGCGCCAAGCTCAACAACGCCACAGCGGACTTAAACCGTATGGAGGCCGAGCTGCGGGACGTGGACAGCGCGGCGGACAAGGCGGGAAATTCGTTTCAGCAGTTAGAAGCGAAAATCTCTGCCCAGGAGAACGAGTTAAAGAGCCTAAAAACGGCTTACAGCAACGCGGTTTTGGAATTTGGCAAAGGCTCCAAAGAGGCAGCTGAATTGGGAAACAAAATTGACCAGCTTTCCAGCGACCTTAAACAGAGCAAGACCGCGATGAAGCAAGCCGCCGACGCGGCAGACGAGTTGGACAATTCCCTGAGCGACGCTGGAGATGGCGCTGACGGCTTTCTGGGAAAGCTTGGAGGCATTAAAGATTCGCTTGTGGGCGGTGCCATTGGCGGCGCGATCTCCGGCCTTGTCCAATCGGCCATTTCTGGAATTCAATCTCTGGTCCAGGAGACCATGGAGTATCAGAAAATAATGGGGGTCCTGGAGGCCTCCAGTCAAAAAGCTGGGTATACCGCGGACCAGACAGCCCAGAGCTACCGGCAGCTATACCAGGCCAGCGCCACGGCGCTGGCCAATCTCCAGGCGCTTGGCCTGTCTCAGTCAGATTTAACCACGCTGATTGACGGCACCATCGGAGCCTGGGCAACCTATGGGGATTCCATTCCTATTGACAGCTTGTCAGAGGCCATCAATGAGACCATTCAGGCGGGGACGGTAACGGGGACCTTTGCAGATGTTCTCAACTGGGCAGGAACCAGCGAGGATGCATTTAACCAAAAACTCCAGGCGACCAAGGACCCAGCGGAACGGGCCAAGCTGGTGCTGGAGGAATTGGCGCAGCAAGGGCTCCCCCAGTTGGCTGACGCGTTCCGCGAGGCGAACCCAGAAATTGTCGCCATGAACGATGCCCAAGCCCATATGCAGGAATCCATGGGGAAGATGGGGGAAGCCTTTGCCCCGGTGGTTGCCGCTGTAACCGACGCATTGGCCGGCCTCATGGAGGCCTTTGCCCCGGTGGGAGAGGCGTTCTCCTCTGTGTTTCAAGGGACCATGGAGCTGCTGCAGCCTGTGATCGAGGGGTTAAAGGAGCGGTTTCAAGATGTAAAAGACGCCATCAACAACGCTTTTACCCCGGAACAACAGGCGGCAATTTCCAACTTCTTTGAGACTTTGGGCAGTTTGATTTTGGCGGCTCCTTTTGCCGTGTTGAGCGCCGCAATCAACATTGTGGTGACTGCCATCGAGCTTTTGATTCAAGTGATCGGCGCACTGGTCGGGTTCTTCAGTGAGACCCTGCCCAACGCCATCCAGACCGCGGTGGAGTGGATCTCGCAGCTGCCGGGGAAAATCAGTTCCTTTTTCTCCAACGTTATCTCTACCGTCTCAGAGTGGGTCTCAAATATGATCGCCAAAGCAGCAGAAGTGGGCGGAAATTTCCTGTCTTCTATTGGCAACTTCTTCGGACAGCTACCGGGGCGGATTGGTTCCTTCCTTTCCAATGCGCTGAGCACCGTGGCTGGGTGGGTGTCCAATATGATTGCCAAGGCCAGGGAGGTCGGCAGCAATGTGCTGTCCACCATTGGTAACTTTTTCGGGCAAATCCCGGGAAAGATCGCTTCCCTTTTATCTTCTGCCCTGTCTGCCTTGGTTTCTTGGGCCTCCAACATGGTAGCACGGGCAAGAGATGGGATGAACAACGTGAAAAATACCATTGTTACCACGCTCCAGTCCATTCCCGGAAAAGTCATTTCCGTAGGCCGCAATATTGTAGAGGGACTTTGGAATGGGATATCTGGCGCAGCCAGCTGGCTGCTGGGAAAGATCAAAGGCTGGTGTGGAAGTATCCTCAACGGGATCAAGGGCTTTTTCGGCATTGCGTCCCCCTCCCGGGTGATGCGGGATCAGGTTGGCTTGATGATTGCCCGCGGCCTGGCGAAAGGCATTCAAAAGGGGGAGAAGGAGGTCTTGCATGTTGCCGATACCCTGAACCAAAAACTCCTGGACAAGGAGGAGGCCCTGACCAAGCAGTTGGAGGAGACCGGCTTGGACGAGGCGACCAAAGAGGCCCTAACCGAGCAGCTCAATGTGGTCAAGGAATTCCGCAGTGAGTACGAAAAGGCCCTGGAGGATATTCAAAAGTCCCAAGACAGCATGGCGCAGAAGCTGAAGGATTACGGAGATTTGTTCCAAACCGTGAAAACGGAAACCGGCTCTTTCCTGGAGCTCAATGACCTGGAGGCACAGCTCAACGGGATCGAACGCTATGGCGAGGCCCTGGAAGCCCTCAAGGCCCGGGGGGTGTCGGACAGCCTGCTGGATGAGATTGTTGGAATGAACGTGGAAGACGCCACAGCCTACACGGAAAAACTCTTGGCCATGACCGACGACCAGTACACCGAGTATATGGCCCTCTGGCAGCGGAAACAGCAGGAGGCCCAGGCCATTGCCCAGACGTTTTACCAGGATGAAATGGACGCCTTGGGCAAGGAATTTGTGGACAAAATCCCCCAGGAACTGGGCGATGTCAAGGATGAAATGCGGTCCATCGGCGTGCAGGGGATTCAGGGCATGATTGATGGGATGTATTCCAGGAGCGGGGCCCTGTGGTCCGCCGCCGCCTCCATTGTGTCCCAGGCCATTGCCGCCATGCGGGCCGCCGCCGACATCAACAGCCCGTCTCGGGTGACGGAAAACCTGGTGGGAAAGCCGCTGGCCCAGGGCATTGAGGTGGGCTTTCTGGACACCATGGCCCGCGTGAGCCACAGGATGGCGGATACCATCCTCACACCCTTCCAGTCTGTGACACGGGGCGACCTGCTGGACGCTGCGGCGGGGGTGGTCAATGGCAACGCCGGTCTGGTGCTGGCCGGGGCCGGAACGGCGCAGACCATCGTGATTCCCGTGCAGCTTAACGGCAAGCAGATCGCGGAGGTTGTGTATGATCCCCTCAAGCAAGTGGGACGTCAAAGGGGGGATTGATATGGACCATATTGTCATCGGCGGCATCGCAATGCCCCGGACCAAAACCCTGGAAGTGGGCGGATACTACGAGAGCAAAGAGGCTGTCATGGCGTCCGGCAAAACGGTCCGGGACGTGTTGGGCTGGCGGGTGGAACTCACCGCCTCCTGGGAGTGGGTCCCCGCCGGTCTCCTGACCCAGCTTGTGCCCTTGGTGCGGGGCGGTTCCTTCGTGCAGATCGAGTATCCCGACGCCACCGGGGCCACGGCAGCGGGCCCCTTTGCCGTGGAGATCGGCAGCCAAAAGATTTTCAAGTTTGTGGACAGCGTGCCCATGTGGTACAACGTGGAGCTCACCGCCACAGCCCAGGAGGTGGTATGAGTGGTCACAATGCCCGATACCTACGCGCCCTACACCGACACCCGGCGCGTGGAGCTGTCGTTTACCTTTGGCGTGGTGGCACCGGACGCGGCGGCTCTGGCGACGCCGAATGCTTCCGGGAATTCTTCTGTGTCCCAGATCAAGCAGTCCGTGGATGCGGTGGAGGAGATGAGCGGGGACTACACGTCCCTGGAGAAGAATATGTGGGTCCTGGATGGGTCTAAGGCGATCTATCCGTCCCCGGTGTCCAGCGTACAGACAGGCTGGAACAGCGATGCCATATCAGGGGATGACGGGTCCTATGCTTCCCCACCGTGGCTGGAGTTCTCCTTCCCGTCCAACCAGGATAGTTTTGGGTTCACCTTGCTTTTTGACAACACCCAGCCGGACAACCACCCTGCCCAGGTGGTCACCACGGTCTGGGACGAGAGCGGGGACCAGATCGGGACGGTGACGACAGAGCCGGACAGCTATTTCCATGTTGTCAGTCTGCCGACGCAGAACTACCGGCGGGTGCGCTTCACCTTCAATAGCTCCAGCATACCGCACCGGCGCGTTCGAGTGTGCGGAATCCGCTTTGGCATTAAATATAACTATGACGTTGGCAGTATATCCGGCGTGGAGGTCCGGCAGTCTGTTTCCCCCTGGGCGGAAAGTCTGCCCTCCGCCGAGGTGGATGCCACGATCGACAACTCAGACCAACTGTACAACATGGTGAATCCGTCTGGGTTATATGCCTATCTACAGGACGGACAGTATATGCAGTGGACACTAACGGTAAATGGACAAGACGTACATATGGGACAGGCCTATTTTACAAACGCGGAAAGCGAGGACGGTGGTCTCACCGCGTCTATCACTTTTAATGATTGGTTATATGCCCTTGATAATGTTGAGTACACCGGAGCTGGCACCGGCACCTGGACGCTCCAACAGGCTGTCGCGGCGTTGCTTGCCGCTGCGTCAGCGGAGTTTACAGCTGTGTATGAGGATGGTTTGGCAGCCGTGGAGATTGCAAACACCGTCCCACAGGGGACCAGTATCCGCGAGAGCTTGCGGCTGTGCGCTCAGGCAGCCATGTGTACCTGCTATGTGGACCGCAATAACGCCCTGCACTTCTTCCGCCCGGTCCTGAAGGATCGGGTAGACGAGTGGTCTCGGGATGTGCAGCACGGGGATGCCCAGGTCAAGGTGGGTCAGATGTACAACGCAGTCAAGCTCACAGTCAGCGTGGACGCAGCGGGAGAGGATTTGGTGTACTACGCAAAAAATATAGCCACGGATGACATGGAGAGGATGTACGAGGTATCCAATCCCTGCGTAACCGCTGCCATGGGCAACCAAGTGGCTGCATGGATACTCGGTTGGGTGCAGCGTCGGGTGTCCTATGAGGCCACCGTGCGGGGCAACCCCGCCGTAGATTTGCTTGACACCGTGCAGATCAACGACGTGTACGGCGTCAACGGCGAGGCTGTGGTAACACAGCTCAATTACAGCTATGATGGGGGGCTGACATGCGATGCCGCAGCAATTAGATAAGCTCATTTTTGACCGGACCGCCGCCGACGTGGCGCAGCTCAAGGCCGTGACCGCTAAGCTGGTAGACAGGACCGCCACAGCGGAGGAGCAGGCTGCCTTCCTGGCCGGGATGAAAGGGGCCTACAACGACACGGACCTAAACCGTGTCGGGGCCGCTGTGGCGTACCTCACAGCGCGATTGGGGTCCCTGGGGTACCACGTCAACACCATGCCGGGGACAGACGGGCAAGAGGGAGACATACCATCGCCCGCACAGATGGCGCAGTATCTGGCCAATATTGCCGCCTTGCGGGACCGTCTCCCCTACGTTGCTCCAGACACCCCGGAAGATATGGAGGGTTTAACCTACCAGGAGGCCAACGCCATAGAGGAGATATTGTACACATTGGAGGACGTGTTGGAGGCCATGCAGGTGGCTTTTCTGACCAGGCAGGCCAACACATTGTTTATGATTGCAGGAGGTGTATTTAATCATGCGTGATAGATTGCCGACGCCGGGAAAAGAGAACCGGGTGCGGATCACCCTGGACAACGGCCAGGTTGTAGAGGGGGTCCTATCCTATGCGGATGACGCCACACAAGAGGGCAGCACATACACCAAGGGCAATGTGCTGCCGGATTCCCTGTGTGATACCTTGGGGATTGATCCAGAGAGCAGTGAGCCGAAAGATGCGTTTTTGGCCCTTCGCACGTACAGCGGCGCAAAAGAGAGTACCTTTCAAAAGTTGATGACTGGGAGGTTGATTTAATATGGGAATGCAAATTTTTGAGAGCAGCGGAACCTTCGACCCTGCCGTTCATGGCCTGAAAATTGGTGATGTGTTGCAAATTGTTTGTGTTGGCGGCGGCGGTGGCGGCGGTAGTGGAAGCAATGGCGGTGGTGATGCTGGTAAAGCGGGGAGTTCCAGAGGAGGATGCTTAGGCGGCGGTGGTGGCGGCGGCTACGGCGGTGGCGGGGGAGGCGGTGCTGGCAGATATCCTGATAGATATGAGGCCAACGGCGGG